TGTATCCGTGCATCGCCAAGATCACCGGCGTTTACCAGGGAACCTACGGCGGCGTTTACTATGGGCGAATCGCCCAGGGCCAATTCGCCAGCTCGGGGAACTTCGGATTCAACAATCTCCTCAGCAGCCTTTCCTCCGCGTTCCTGCCATCGCAGGCGAATTGCTGGATCACGAACAATTGGGAGCAGACGTACGGCGAGCAGGCCCGCAGTGGGCTGGCGGTCGGCAGTTATGTCTGGGGGATCGTCGCGGGGTTTCCTCAATACTCGACCATCGCCGACGGCAACTCCAATTCCAATGACATTTGGTATCAGGTGTACACGTGGTTTCCGCCGCAATCCGCCGCGTTGACCCACCCGGTTCAGAACCTTGTCACGGACCAGACGGCGGGATCGGCTTACGGGATCAACGAACAGACCATGCTGAACAACTTAAAGACAGACGTGTCAAATATTCAGGCGGCGCTGTCCAATCTGTACGCCAATTTGAAAACGGCGGGCTATTCGCTTTAATGGGGGCAATGACGCGCAGGAGCTTTTTGTTCTCGATGTTGGCCAGCCTCGGGGGCGCATTGCCGCTGATTCAAAGCTTCAGGCGTTCAAGGGCGACGGTGGGAATCGATCGAGGCAGCGGCAGCGATTTTTGCAAGGTTTGGATCCGGCGGTCGCTTGAGGCCGGATATGATCAAGGGGGGATCGATTGCGTTCGCGACGACAGAATCTTCACTGACGTTCACGAGCTACAGGCTCAGTTGCAGAGCTACGAGAGCAACCTCAAGAATGCCGGCTACTTTTGACCGCTTCGCGCAACTTCGCGGGACCCGGCGTTTGATCGCCGGGACCCCCTTCGCTTCTTCGCGGTAAATCTTGGCCAAGAACCCCGCGCAAATTCAGACCGATCTCCGCCTACTTAATGCATGAAAACCATCCTCCTTTCGATCGTCTTCGTGGCGTTCATTTTGGCGGCGGAATTCTTTGTCGGCTCCCTGGCGGGATGCAGCCAGCTAACGCCGCCGGCCAAACAGGCCATTCAGAAGGGCCACGACCAGGCGGGGATTGAAGCGGGGAAACAGAAGGACCGTGCGACCACGCGAACGGCCCAGATCAACGCCAACGGCAAGATCAATGACGCCAACGCGGTGAACAGCCCCACGGCCCATCCGTTCGCCGCCACCAATTCCACGGTGAAGAGGGCCCGGATCGAGCTTGGGGGATTGGCGCTGCTGGGCTTCATCGTGTTCGTCGTGAGCATGGGACTGCGATCGACGGCGCTGGCGGGGATCGCTTCGTTTGGAGTGCCGATCGGAAGATCGGTGGCGGTGATTTCGTTCGCCACGGCCATCGCCCTGCCGTTCATCTTCAATCCTTGTGTCGCCGGATCAGTCTTCGGGGGAAGCCTCATCTGGCTGATCGTTGAAATCGTGAAATACAAATCCGTCCCCGCCGGCTTCGAGGCGTTCGAGGCGGACATCCAACATCTGATCGCCGGGGTGGACGTCGGGAAGAACGAGGCGACGGTTTCAATGACGCCGGCAGAGTCACAGGCGGCGGCATCGGTGGAGACGGCGGTGACGGCCGCGATCGCGAAACTCTGAATCAATCGCGGCCTGGGGAGCGCCCCGAGCGGCCAAGCCGCAAGCGGCGCACAAGGGGGAGACGAGCGTGCGGCTCACAAGGCCGCACGCTTTTTTCTTTCAGGGGATCGGACGTTCGAAAACGTAGATGGTCGATTGATCCGCGTCGGCCTCGATGCCGGAACGCTGAAAGCTGACCGAAGCGAACCTCCAGCCGTTCGATCCCGCCCAATTGAGAATTGGGGCAAGGCCCTGGTCCTTTTTCCCGGCCAGCTTTTCGGAAAGATTTTCAAAGGCTTTTTCGCCCTGGTGCGACGGCGGATCGCCGTGAGCGCTTTCAAAAAGGCAGTCTTTGGCGTCCGAACTCGGGCGCCACCATGCCGTGGCGTCGCCAATCGACGGGATCTCATTCACCTCCAGCGTGGCGTATTGCCATCGCTGCATCGGCGGCGAGCCGGGAACCGATTGGGCCGTAAGCTCCTTGCCCTCGATCACCAGGGCGACGGCGGCGAAGACGAACGCGAAAACGATGAGCGGACGTTTCATGGCCTCTCCCGTGAATGTGAAGCCGTCAGTTTAGCCAGGTCGGGCACTGAGGGCCAAAAAAACGGACGTTGGCGACTCTCCCGACGGGCGGATGGCCGATATTGGGGGTGACTTTCAATCCTGGCTCGCGGCGTCCAGGCCGTTGCCCTGGACGCCGCTTTTTTTATTTCTTCACCCCCCCCATTCCGACGCCAGCCAGCCCGCCTGGACGCAACGTCGCCACGATTGGGGGCCGGGACGGGCGAATGGGCATGCCGGCTCGGCGACGCGCCAGCGTTGCAGCTATTGCGATAACCGAAGCGCGCATGCCGGCGCCTTCCGGCGATCGCGGAAGTTAGGTATCTGAGCGCAAAAGCGAATGCGGGCTTGCGTGAACGTAAAGCTATTATTATCAGCAACTTAACATAACATGCAGACCAAGATCGGCTTGACTTTGTTAGGGTGGTGGTGATAATAACGGCGGTCTCAGAGCAGGCGCGGCGACGGCCTCGGGAAGCGGTGGTGGGTGCGATAACTCGGCGGCGAATTTGGGGTGTGGCGGATTGCCACACCCGGCCGAAAAGGTCGCCCATGAAGCCCTTTGCTTGAGTGCCGGCAACCCGGCCCGCGCCTGTTCTGAACGTGCCCTGCTCTTGACATGACTGGAGAGGCGTGGTTAAATCTGCACAGAGTTGATCCCTTTCGCAGGGGATCAACGCCGGCTTGCGAGGCCGGTTCGTGTGGTGACTCAGTGGCGGTGACAAAGCACTGAGTTTAACCACGCCTCTCCCGTCACGCCACTTCGGCGGGCGGAGAGCTTTGTCACTACGGTCAGAAGGTTTGGGCCATCGTGGCCCTGGCGATTGCGCGAACGTATTCCTTCCCCACGGCCAATTCCGGCCTCTCGCTTCACCAACTCAATGAAAATCTCCGCATGGCGGATTCCGCCATCGAGCAGGCCGCACGCCATCTGGCCGATGCGATGAACCACCTGGCCCCGATCCGCATGGGGGCCGCCAAGCGAATCCGCCACCAACTTTGCGAGCAATACCGGGCGGTCGATGCCGCCCGACGCAATTTATCCCTCTTCGTCGCCCAGCGAAGCCGGGAGCTTTTTTCCAACCCATCATTCGCCAATTCCGAGGAATCGCTATGAACCCGACAGAGCCACGGATGGCTGCTGATTCAGAACCGGATCGACCGATGCACACCACGATCGTTCGAAGCGATGAAGTTCCGGCCCTTCAATTCGATCTCCACGCCCGCGCCTACATGAAGTTCATGATTGACCTTCGAACCAGCGGGCTTGCCAAGCATCTCAACGGCGCCGAGATGCGCGTGTTGGGCGTCCTTCTCGAATCCCTGGACATGGAGAAAATCGCCGGCGGCGAGCTGCTCACGCATCCAATCGCCAAAAGCTGGATCGCCAAATGTTCCGGTCACTGGCTCGGGACGGTGGGGCGGGCGATTGACGAGTTGCTGCTGGCTGGGATCGCCATTGTAGAGGCCGGTGGGAGGGGGAGGGTGAACGAATACCGGCTGAGAATCCCCAGGCAGAATTTCCACAAACGAATCGACTCCCGGCGGGCGACGGAGGAGGAGAAAGTTGCGCAGGCGCGCCGACTCAAGTTGTGCCGGCACGTCAGGGGTAGCCGTGCCGGCACGTCATCACCTGACGTGCCGGCACGTCATTCAATTAGCGCGCCTGCGCAACTTAGCATTTTTGACACTACAGATATCTCTGGTGGTGGTATTAATACTATCTATACACCACCACCATCCGCGCCGGACTTCGAATGGACGGAGGAGCTGAGGGAGGTGGTGGTGGGGCGGCTGCGCCAATGGGAAATCCCGGAAAGAAGAGTCAGAGGGAGCAAGGCGGCTTCCATCGAGGACCTTCTTTCGAGCGGGATCGGCCCGCTGATCGCGTTGGCCGCCATCGACGCCGCTCAGCAACGGCCCAAAGACAAACAGGCGGGCTACGCCATCACCCGGCTTCGCGATCCCGGACTTATCCCGGATGCTTCGTTGCGAAGGGCTGAAGCCAAGCTATCCAGCCGCCGGCAAGTCACCCTAACCTCGCCAGGTCAGTCACGCGGTACCACATCGTCGGAACCGGCGATGCCGCCGATCGACCAAGATCGCATCAAGCGGATCGCGGCGGAACTGGAAGCGGGGCGGCAATGAATATCTGCCTCGATCCAATTTCGGGACGCGCCATGGGCGGCGAGGAAAAACAGCGTATCGAATTCGAGCAAGAGGCGCGCAGATGCGCAATTGCAGCAGCGGTGGCCCGCGAAGCGCAGATCGATGCGGCCCTGGCGAATCTTTCGGATGAAACGCTGGGAAGAATCCGCACGCGGCTGGCCGTCGAATTGGGGATGATCAATCCCCGGCTCGGCGAGAGCGCCCACAAAATGGACCCGCGCAAAGCCCCGCACATGCGGGCGAAAGTTTGGGAGATATTTTTTGCAACCGGGGCTGAAACACAAACAAACCCGGCCCGAGCCGGTCGGGCCGCGGGCCGAGCGTCGTCAACACCGGAATCTGTATCGGCACAAATCACGGAGGAAATTCGATGAGCGTTGCAACGCTGAGGGCCGCGACGATCAACGGCAAGCCGCCGATTAACGGGGACGGATACCGGAAATCCGCCGTCGCCGATCGCGTGATTCGAGTGAGGCCGGACGTCGAGACCGAGCGGCCGAAAATCAAAATCCATCCGCTGGCGGCGGAATTTCCGCGCATGGATGACGCCGAACTCGCGAGCCTTGCGGCGCGGATCAAGCTGGCCGGCAGGCCGATGCAGTTCCTTTTGGATGGGGAAATGCTGATCGACGACGCGAACGCCGCCAGGGCTTGCGAGATGGCCGGCGTTGAGTTAGACTTCCACCAATGGAACGGCGAAGGCTCACTGCCCGAGATCATCGCGAAGAACAATCTTCCGCGCGTGCTGGATTACGATGCGCGGGCCGCGATCGCCGTTCCATTCGTCGAAGCCGCTGCCCAAGAAGGCTCTAAACGGCAGCGACAGGCTCTATCTGGAATTGCGTCAAAAACCGCGATTCCATCAAATCCCTCCGTCGTCCCAAATTTGGGACGACGGGCGGACGGATATGATCGGGCGGTCGATCGATTCGCCCCGATCTTCGACGTTTCTTCCGGCTCGCTCTGCCTCGCGCAGCGGTTCTGTCGCGAGGATCCCGCCAATTTCTGGCGGCTGAAACTCCCCCGCAGCCATCCCCAAAAGTTGAAGCTCAGCCGCGTCCAGGGCCTGCTTCAAAAAAATGAGAGGCTGAAAAAAATCGTCGGCATCGAGGAGAAACTTCCCCGGCGCAAATCATCGGACGATCTCATCGCGTGCGGGGACTGCCTGAAGGTGATGCCGAATCTTCCAGGAGGGAAATACGATTTGATCCTGCCCGACCCGCCTTACAACAATCGCACTGTTTATGACTCCGACCCCACCGGCGACAACCTGAAGGACCGCGACTATCTCAATTGGTGCAAGAACTGGATGAGCGAATGCGCGCGGCTGCTCAAGCCGACCGGGTCGATTTTCGTGTTCATCGACGATCGCTGGTCCGACTTCTTCGGCATGGCGCTGAGGGAACTGCGCGACCCGCCGCTCTATCGCCGCAAGACGATCGTCTGGTGGGAGGAGTTCGGCCAGCACCAAAAAACGAATTTCGGGAACGCCGCCCGCTACGTCCATTACTTCACGCGCAATCCCAAGCAATTCACCTGGAACGGCGAGGAGATTTTGGAGCCGTCGAAGCGGCAGACCGAATATCACGACTCGCGCGCCCAGCCGATGGGTCGGGTTCCGGACAACGTGTGGGCCTATCCCCGCCAGGTGGGGAACAAGGCCGACACCGTGCCCTGGCCCGATCATCCGCCGCAGATTCCGGCGGCGCTGCTGGAGCGGATCATCAAAGTCGCGAGCAATCCGGGCGACAAGGTGTTCGACCCCTTCGCCGGCAACGGATCGGCGGGGCGGGCGGCGCTGAAGCTCGGCAGGGAATTCTTCGGGATCGAGCGGAGCAAATTGTACGCGGAACAAGCGAGGCTATGGATCGCGTGGCAAGTTTAACGCCGGTCGCCGGCGAAAGGTCCGTTATGAGTTGGAGTTTCCATTTCATCGGCAAGGCGGTGGACGTCAACCGCGCAATCCATGCGGAGCGGCAAAAATATTCCGAGGGAACCCTTTCACGCCGCGAACTGGATGAAGCGGCGCCTCACATCGTCGCGCTACTGGAGCAGAATCAGTCGGAGGCGGCGACGAGCGGGCAAGCGCCGGACGAATTTTTGATCTCAGTCCGCGCGTCCGGAAGTGCATCATGGAAGGACGGGCAAAAAACGAGCGGGTCATGCAATGTCGAAATCAAACGCCCGGACGGACAGCACGTCACGGAACAAGGCCGATGACCAATCAAATTCAAAACTCGAACGAAGAAGTCTCGCGCGGAGGCGCAAAGGCGCAGAGATCGGATTTTCCCCGAAAGGAGGTCCCTGACGATGATGCCGCTTCTCTGCGCCTCTGCGCCTCTGCGCGGGATAATTCGGAAATCAACGTCGGCGGGAGGATGCAACGGCCACAACAAAACAGCCGCGGCCCGATCGGCCGCGGCTTGAAGGAAGCCTTCCCAGGCTTTTCGCCAATCCGTGCGTTCGACGAATTATCGCAGACGCGAAACCAAAATACAACCCGGCGCGGCGATGGGGTAGAGCCCGCCCCATCGTCCGCGCCCTCGAAACCTTCCCCGATGGACGCCGTTCTCCGGAAATCCAAGGCCGGGGAATTCGTGCGTCATCCGCTCCGCCGCGGCCTGACCCGCCGCCGCGGGGCTTTTAATCATCATCGCGCGCCGCGGCCCAATAGCAAATGGCGGATCATCTATTGGGTTTGCTTCGTCGCCATCTGGTTGTGGTGCTGCGCGGCGCTGACGTTCTGCGCGTGGAGGTTTGGATGAGGAATTTTTACCGCGAAGGCGCGAAGAGCGCGAAGTTGCGCGAAGGAAAGCGATTGGGCTGAGGTTCAGACTACGGATGCTTGTCTACCCGGCGAGGCCACAAGCCGCCTCGCAGACCTCATGCCCTATCCCCCCTTCGCGCCCTTCGCTCCTTCGCGGCGAGAAATTTTCGGGATGAAAGGATTCGCATGAGCTTCGAAACTTTTACGGACAAGGAGAAGGCGGAGATTCAGACGGCGCTGATCGTCATGGGCAACCTGACGGCGCTGGCCAACACGGTCAAGGCCGAAACGCTGGAACTGGCCGCGGGCTGCGGACACCTTCTGCCCGAGTACGTCGAGCAGCTTCAGGCCGCGGCGGAATTCTGCCGCGCCGTCCGGGGAGAGAAGAAGGAGCGGGGGCGGTACTGATCGGACAAAAAATAAAAACCGGCGAGCGCTTGAAGGGACCTGGCGCGTCGCCGGAATTCACGGAAGGCCCTCAGCTTAATTCACGGAGACGTTATGAGCAAATTCGATTCGTACCCCACAGCCGAAAGGCTGAGGGAGGAACTGGCCGGAACGCAATCGCTGCTTCTGTCGGTCATCATGACCATGGAGAACGATCTTCTGCCGTCGCAACGGGAACGCCTGGAGGCCGCCGCCAAACGGCTTGCACTCTTGAACTTCCAACTTGAGGCTTACGAGGCGCAGATCATCGAATGGATCAATGCGGAAGAAGTGCAAGTGGCAAGTGCAAGTGGCAGGTCAAATCCAACTTGCACTTCCGGAGTCCCCATGAACTTCGCCGTCATCCCACCTGCGCAGACGCAGGCCATCACCGATCGGGCGATTCGCCAGGGGCGGCATTCGGCCGAGTTCCGCGCGTTTTGCCAGGGATGCCAAAAAATGGTCGGGTCGATCTATCACGTGACGATCGACCGCCTCCGGCTCTGCCCGGACTGCGCCGACAAGATCGGCTGCGGGCCGAACTCGTTCCGCGAATGGCAGGCGCGGCAGGAACAACGAATCGCCGCCATGCGCGCGGCGTCGAATGGAGGAACGCGATGAAACTCGAAACTCGAAATCCGAATGACGAATCAAATTTGAAATCCGCCGAGGCGGGGGTACGGCCATGAAGCCGAACCAGATCGTTTATCGCGTCGTGCGCCTTCACAACTTCAAGGGCGCCGGGTCCATCGTGACGCTGACGGCGGAGGAAGGCGCGGGCGAGCATCGGCTGCGCATCATCTCGCCGGCCGAATCGCTCCAGGTCATCAATCATCATTCCCTCGACGGCTTCGAGTTCGGATGCGCCCGGGCCGGCGCGGCGCAGCTTGCCCTGGCGATGCTGCTGGACTTCACCGAATCGAAATCCACCGCGGCCCATCTCTACCAGGCGTTCAAGATGGATCACGTCCTCCGCTGGGCCGGGGCCAGCGCGTCGATCGACGGGGAAACGATCGGTCGGTGGATCGATCAAATGCAACGCGCGGCGGCGCACGCCGAGCTTCGGCAGGGGGGCAGGCTATGAAACCTTCTCCTAAAGAGCTTACCGCGAAGAAGCGAAGGGCGCGAAGTGACGCGAAGAAGATCGTTGATCCCCAAACCGATGCCGATTGGATGGACGCCGTAGATATGGCGCACGCAGCGCTCTCGCTCGACGCGGCCCGCCAATTTGGGCTTGTGGCCGGGGGGCCAATGGTGAACGTCGAGAGATGCGTTTGGATTGTGGAAAAGGGGAAAGCCATGGGATTCGTGCCCAGGGCCGATGCGATTGAACGGTTTATAGTTCAGCTTCGCGCAACTTCGCGACCTTCGCGTCTTCCCGGTAAATCTTCACGGGACGGGTTCACGTTTATTGAAGTGCTTTTCGCCGTGATCATCCTCGGCATCGGGCTTGTCATGCTGGCCGGGATGTTCAGTACGGGCATGATCGGGACGGGCGCGGTGATGACGGACTCGCGAATCAACGAAGTTCTAGCCGATGCGCATGACACGATCGACACCCAGGCCGCATCGCTGGGGACTTCCGCTTTGCTCCCCGGTCAGGTCAATTCCAAGTTCATGCCGATCGTGATCCCGCTGCCTCCATCGTTCGCGTCGCGATTGGGCGATCAGGTGCTGCCATCGGACAACCGTTACGGTTACACCGCGTTCTACCGCCGCGACTCGATCAACAACGCCTTCGCGCAAATCTTCGTGATCGCGTTGCGCAACGAGAATTTCCCGCTCTACTCAAAAGCGATCCCCATCCCGCCGTCACTTTACGGCGCGCCGCCGCCGGCCATGCCGTCCATCGCCGGCACTCTTGCGTTCGACCAAAAATCCGGCACAAGCACGATCGCGTTCGCGTCGACGGTCAGCAACGCGGCGCAAGGCGCGTTCGTGTTGATCGCTGACGACGGGACAAACCCGCAGACGGAAACATGGACGGATGACAAGGGCGTGATTCACACCTCGATCATTTACAACAACGCGCCCATGACCGGCAGATTTCTACGCCTTGCCTCCCAACTTCCAACTGACAACTTGCACTTGTCCTTCTCCCTTGAGCCAGGCCACGACCTGACCGCCAGCGATTGGGCATCACTCAACGCTGACGGGAACACGAGCGGGGTCGTGCTGACATGGCTGATCGGAAGGGCGCCGATGCCAAACGCGGCGATGGGAGATTTCTCCGGCCCGTTCGGCGGAGCGAACCAGGACGTCGGGGCGAATTCCTCCTTCACGGCCGTCAACCGGGCGAACAACTGACCGATGAAGAGTTTCGCCGCCAAGACGCGAAGGGCGCGAAGTGGGGCGAAGAATCGCATGAAAAGGGTTGCATTGGCCAGGACGTTCAAGCGAGCTTTCCTCGATGCGAATTTCCGCGCTCTTCAGCGGCAGGCCGGGAAGGACGTGGCGCATCACTACCTCGTTGGCCCTGGCAAGAGGTTCACGATCATTGCCGAATCAGGGGAACCGACGTTCGCGTTCGAGTGGCGCCGACGGCCGGCATCGAGAAGGAGCGCTCGATGTTGATCGACATCCTGGTTTTCTTCTGCTGGATTCTTCTGAGTCCGGTTTGGATCGGCCGATGGATCGCCCGCGGGATGATCGGCCTGCTCGGCGGCGACGATTTCCCGCTGCCCTCATCTTCCCCGGCGGCAATCAGGCCGGAGTTCGATAGGCTCGAAATGAGTCCGGGGGGATGCGTCCGACTTATCCCCGGCCGACGCAACGTCTATGATCCCGCCAGCCGCACGCTGAGAGATGAGCCGCCGCTGGTGCAATGGGTGATCGACTTCAAGGGCCATCAGATCGACCGCTTCACTCAAAGATGCGTGCTATGCGGGGACAGGTCTGAGAAGATCGCGATCCGCCTTCACTCCTGCGCGGGCTGCCGGCTCTGGTCTCGTCCCCATCCGACCGATGCTGCCGATGGCTATTGCGCGCAATGCAAGGCCGGGGCAAGCGTCAAAGGCAACTTCTGCCCGCGGTGCGGGCGGATGAACCCGGCGCAATACGCCGTGATCCTCAGCGTCCCGCGCGAAGCGATAGAGCTTGGGCCCGATGATCCGATGAATCTTTACGCCGCTAAAGTCCAGATGAGGAAATCGCGATGACGGAAGTGCTGCTGTTGGGCGGGATCAAAATCATGCCGTCCGCATATCTGCCGAAAGGATTGAAGGCGATGGCGGGTGGCGATGCGTTCGTTGTCAACAAATTCGACTTCAGGAAGCTTTGCGCGTGTGATTCGGAATTCGAGGCGATTCCGGTCTTCTTGGGGGTTGCTACTATCGTTGACGCGTTCGGCAATCCGGTGGCCATCGAAATGTGCCTTCCCCGGAAACCTATTCTTTGCGTCTTGGGGGTAAGTCTTCCCGATGACGTTTTGAAAGGAGACAGACCATGATCCGTGACTTCAAACCGAAAATTTCCGAGGCGTTCGGCCTCAAGCTGGTGGTGACCGGGCGGGAACAATCCACCGGGGTGATACGGATGCGCCCGCGTGAGAAGGCCCGCCAGATCGAGCCGGGGTTGACGTCCGTGACCCTTGAAGCCTCCGATTGCTCCTGGGAACCGATCGCCCACGCCTGCCGCTACACCGTCAATGGCCACGAGGTCGACCGCCAAACCTTCGCCGCCATCCAAAGCCTGATCGGCTCACAACGGAGACGCGACGCCGGCCAAGGCCCTTGCAAACGCCCCGATTGGCTTGAGTGTACCTTCGTGGGCAAGGATGCGATCTCCGCCACCAAGCTTGTGAAGGTCATGGAGGACGCTCGGGACGAACTTTTTCCGGAGACGATAGCGGTTTTTGACGACGACGGTGGCCGAGTCTCTCTCTTGCTGAATCGAACTGCGTGCAGCCCGGGCCGGACGGAGGACGGCAAATTCAGGATCGCGCTGTATGGGATCAACGGCGGACAGACTCACGAACTGATCGAAGAAATGAACTCAACGCAGCGTGATTTGCGTCGAATCAGCGACAAAAAGTGTCTGCTCTGGGGAATTCCGCGCGGGGATGCGTAGGCCACGCCTCCGGCTTGGCCGAAGTGGCACGACCGGCGTGCGCAAATTCCGATCCGTTCCCGCCTACCTAATGCATGGCCATCAAAATCCCCGAGGACGCCAAAGTCCTGAAAGACAGCCGGCTCACCGCGATCGCCGCGATCGCCCTTGTCGTGAAATTCCACGTCCAAAAGCTCAAAGAGGACGTGAAGGCGGCGATGAAGCGCCGGGGCGTGAAATTCGCCGAGAGCGATTTCGCCGTCGCCCACCTGCGCGATGGCGGCAATGCCACCTGCATCGACACGGCCAAACTTTTCAAGCTCACCACCGTACCGGGCAAGCGGAAGCTGACCGTGAACGAGTTCTTCCAATGCGTCCGGGCCAGCCGGGAGCGCGTGGAGGAATTTCTGTCACCCGAGGAGATCGAAGCCGTGTCCGTCCAGGCGCGCGAATCCGATTCGAGGCTGTACACGGAACTGATGCCCAACGCGGCGGTGAACTTCGACGCCATCGAACAGGCCGTCATCAAAGCGGTCACGCTTCAGCTATCGAAAGCCGCTTGAGAATTTTTACCGCGAAGCAGCGAAGCGGCGAAGGTACGCGAAGAAGATCGCAAGACCGGATTTTATCTGCCTTCGCGCAACTTCGCGTCTTCGCGGGACCCGACGATGAAATGTCGGGACCCCCTTCGCGGTGATCTTAATCCAGAGTCCAAATAAGCCGAAAAGCCTCAAGTGGCCGCTGAACCGGACATCTGCGATCGAATCGCGGCCGCGGAGCTTCTCGAATGCGGTCCGCTCAAGCCCCTGATGGATCTGCTGACCAGCGATCCCGACTCCTGCCTCACCGCCGCGGGAAGAATCAACGTCAAGGGAGTGGCCCGGGCGCTGGGCATCAGCCATTGGGAAGCAAGGCAAATCGTGCAAGAAGCCCGCGACCTCCTGGAACCGGACCGTTCGATCACCACTGGCTCCCAACATTCAAGTCGGATCCATTCGGGCGGGCGAGCGACCCAGACCGACTCCTGCAATTGCTCAAGACCAACACGGGCAATCGCAACCGCCGGCGCATAGCGCTGGCGCTCTATCTGATCTCGATGAACGTGGGCAAGCGTTTCCACTACGCCGACGATCGGGCCGAGGACGCCGCGGCCGAGGCGCTGCTGCTGGCCATCGAGCAGATCGAATTGTTCGACCGCCGGCGCCGGCACGCCGCCGGATATTTCGCCACGATGATGCGCAACAAGATGCGCGAGCTGCTGGCGGGCAACGATTACCTGGTCAAACGGCATCGGCGGCGCAGGCTCAAGCTGGACAGCCTGGACATGGGGGGCGATCGCCAGCCGGTGAAAAGCTTCGTCACCGCCAAGAAGTGGAAGCTGCGATATAACGTCGTCCACCCCGCGCTGCGCGCTGGATATGCGCAAAGGTGACGAGGAGATTCGAACTCCCGGGCCCGGTAGCGCGACCCTTCCTGTCCGCGGGGATTGCCACGACCGCGAACATTAACTGGCGGAAGGACCGTTGACCCAGGCCGCGCATGTTGGACTGGGCCTATTATTGCCCGCGCCGCCTTAAACCTCTCAGCCACGTCGCCTCGATCAGCTTCCCCCCAAAATCGGCAATTGGCAATCGGCAATCGGCAATCTCTTCATTTTTTACCGCGAAGACGCGAAGAGCGCGAAGGGCGCGAAGAAGATTTGAAATTGGGATTGCCGACGGCGCGGGGCGCGAATTTTTCCAGATCGGATTTTTCGATGACGAAATCCCGCCCGACCCGGCGGGCGCGCAGACCGGATTTGATCCACCGATAAACGGAAAATTTGGTGGTGTGCCGCGCCGCCGCGGCTTCGGGGACGGTCAGAAACATGCGTTCCTCCTTGACGGGCCGCGCCGCCGAACGAACGCCCGACGGCGCGGCAAAGAGAATCATTTGTCCCCGCCACGAGCTTCCGTATCGCGCTCAATTTGTTCTGCCCAGAGATCGGAGGCCATTTTCCAAATCGCTTCCGTTAGCCCTTGTGCTTCGTCAATTTCATCCGCGGTTGGTTCGCGCCCTTCAGTCATGGCCGCGAGAGCATCAAGCCTCGCCCCCTCAGTGGCCATGGCATTTCGGACTTCCTCTTCACCAATTCGGCACGAAGTACGGAGGCTATCAAAGTCGCCCACGCTGGCAAACGTTTCCCATTCCGCGTGAGTGAGATTGCCCGGCGCGCTATCATCGCCGGCCCAATCAGCCATTACTTCGGCAAAATCCTGAATCTCGTTCGCGCTCATTTGGTTCTCCTTCCGGCTTTCGCCGGCCCTGTCAGCGGGCCAATTCCCAACTGACGCCGGCATTATACGCACCCATGGGTGCGGATTGCAAGAGAAAAATCGCGATTTTTTGAATTATTTTGACGGTCGATCGGCCGCCCTGCCCCCAAAACCGCCGAAATGGCCCGATCGGGGCAAAATTGAGGCTATGGCCGCAACGCTGATGCCCCTGCGATGGGGGGGGGTGCGGCATAGATACGTCGGCGGCTCCGACGCGCCAGAATCGCTCCTATTGCCAGTTACCGGACCAACCGCCAAGACGCCAAGACGCCAAGGAAGACCGAATTCTTGGCGTCTTGGCGTCTTGGCGGTTCGATTTTTGCCCATGCGCGATAAGAAGCATTATCGCGCACGTTTTGCCCGGCCAGCGCCTACTTAAGGCGTGGAAGTTCAAATCGGCAAAGCCGAAGGCGGGGGATTTTACCTCGGCCGGGTCATCCCGCCGCTCTTCCCCAGGCTGTTCGCGGCGAAACCCAATCGGCGCTTCCGGGTTCACCGCCGGCATGGCTACCTATTGCCGGGTTCAACGAACCGGCGGACCCTACCCGGAGCCAGCGCGCCGGAAAGACCCGAAATAAAAACCACCGAGCGAGAACGCCGTCCAAGAAAAGGATTCGCCAAGGATGCGGAACTGGTGAGGATTAACAACGAGGCCAGGGCCGCGAGGATCCTCGGCAACGCCGCCGTCGCGGTGAACCTGGCGCAATGAGCGAGCAAGAGATCAACGACGAAGGCGAGCGGTCGAGCATCGGGTTTTACCGCGGCTCGCGGCGAATGGTGTGCCACGTGAAGAAGCGGAGTTTGGCCGAAGAATTGCCGCATGGCCGCCACGCCAAGCGCCGCTATCACCGCGGCTCGGGGAAGTTCGACGACGTGCGCCGGCGCGTGAAACCGAAATCAAGGCAAGGAGTTTCGAATGACCGAATTGAATCCGGCAAGCAATGCGCCGAGATCGACGTCGACGCCGAGGCCGACCGGCGAGCGGAGCTTGAACGCGCCAGGGATGGAATCTTCTGACATGCGAGATTCGTATCCGATCAGCGACTTCGCGCGGCAGCGGCCGATCGAACGCCTGGCCGGCGACGTATCGTTCCCCAAGCTGGGCGACATCGTGCATTTCGTGGGTCATAAAACCCTCGGCGGCGAAACCGATCATCGGGCCGCGATCGTGACGCTGGCGCATGGGACATTGGTGATCGACCTGGAAGTGTTCGACACGATCGGGGCGATGAATTACAAGGTCGGATCGGTGACCTGGGACCCGACCGGCACGCGCGAGAATAGCTGGCATTGGCCGGAGCGGTGAAGCGTCATTGTAAAGATCACCGCGAAGCAGCGAAGCAGCGAAGGGACACGAAGCAAATGAATATATGCAATTCCCCGCCGGGCGCAGCGATCATCTGAATCGAAATGCAGCGGATGCAGCACACGATCGAGATGGCCATGGCCGAAAAACTTGTGCAGATGGATGCCGAATGCAAAGCCGCCCTGGATGAAGCGATAAACTCGTTTGACTATGCCAAAGAGATTCGCGAATCATCCGAACAGGTCATCAAGCACGCCATTCGTTGGGCCATCGAAAGGCAGTTTGACTTCGAGGCCGCGGGCTATGAGGCCATTCAGAATGTCGCGCGACAACTGGTTGCGAATGCCTTTAAAGATCTTGGCGGCAACGGAATTCGAACATGAAATCCAGGACGGTTGAGCGGATCGGGGAACTCAATGGGGGAAAACGAGATTGTTATCTCGACGCCGGCGGCATCGCCGATCGCGGCGAGGTCGGCCGAGCTCAGTCCTGAAGCCAGGCTGATGCAATTGTGGCTCAATCGGTTTAACAGCCGGCACACGGTTCGCGCCTATCGCGCCCACTTCGAGATGTTCCGGTTCTTCTGTCCTCATCCGCTCGATCAAGTCCGCTATCAGGACGTGAGCGATTTCGCCCAGAGCTTGGTTGAGGCCAAATTCGGGGCCGCTTCCAAGCACGCGATCCTCTCGGCCGTGAAAAGCTTTTTCTCCTTCGCCGCCAGGATCGGCGCGCTGCCGTTCGACGTCGCCAGCCCGCTTCGATTGGGCGCGGTGGGCAAGGACACGCTGAACGAACGAATCCTCAGTCAGGACGAAGTCTTTCGGCTGATTAGCGCGGCGGATTCGATGAACCGCAACGCCGCGCGCAACTGGATCATTTTGGCGTTGCTCTATTTCTGCGGCGCCCGGCGCGAGGAGCTGGCGGCGCTCAGTTGGAAGGACTTGCAACCGCGAGGCGAAACGGGGCAAGTCACGTTTTATGGAAAGGGCGGAAAAACGCGATCGCTGTTGATGCCGGCGGAGATCTGGGCGGGATTGATGGGATGGAGCCGAACAATCCCGATCGGAAGCGGCCAGGTCGGGCCGGTTTTCCCGGGGCCCACGGGAAAGCATCTGTCGGCGAGCCAAATTCTCCGCATCGTCAAGGCGGCGGCGAAGATCGCGGGAATCGTCAAGCCGGTGTCGCCGCATTGGCTGAGGCATTGCTATTGCTCCCACGCCGCCCAGCGCGGTTGCCCGATTCACCTGATCCAACGCGACGCCGGGCATTCCAACGAGGCGACGACGGCAAGGTATCTGCACGCGCGGCCCAACGACAGCGCGGCCAGCTATCTGCCGAAAATCCCGCGGGCGGCGGCGGCCAGGACGCCATGAAAACGCCCAAAATCGGAGACAAAGTCGCCTATGTCACGGGATTATCGTTCGAAGGGATTCCGATCCTCCGCGACGCCGAGATCGTGGCGATTCAAAACGCATCCTCGCTTACATGCGATCTGTGTGTTGGATCGCTCCAGGCCAGGTCTGTGCCATATTCGCGCGATCGGGCCAGCCCGCATTCGTGGTGCTGGTACAACGCCGCCGCGGCGGCCAGGGAAGCATGGCAGGAAAAACAGCGGCGGGCGAAGCTCGAAATCTGAAACCCGAATGACGAATCAAATTCGAAATCCGAATAAAGCCCGAGTGGCATCGTGTTTGCGCAGCAGCAGCAGCAGCAGCAGCAGCAGCGATTGTTGGTTCACTCCGAAGAAACTGCTGGCATCACTTGGGCCGTTCGATCTCGATCCGGCGAATTCGGAACCGCGCAAATTTCCAACCGCGAAGCGGCATTATGGCCCGAGGCATGACGGTCTTTTGCAGAAATGGCGCGGGCGGGTATGGCTCAATCCGCCTTTTTCCAATGCTCGGCCGTGGATCGAGCGAATGATCGAGCACGGCAATGGCATCGTTTTGGTTTTCTGTCTCGCGGATGCGGCTTGGTTCCACGCGGCGTTCAAGGCGGCGACGGCGGTCTTTATGTTTCGCGGGCGACTGCAATTCTCGCGGCCGGATGGGACAGGATCAAGGTGTCCGCTTGGATGCGTTCTGTTTGCGTTTGGCGAAAGCAATGCGGATTCGATCCGCCGCGCCAATCTGCCAGGTCTGATGCTCAAAATCGCGGCGTGACTTCTTCGCGGCAGTTCGCGCCCTTCGCTTCTTCGCGGTGAATCTTCGCGAAACCGACCCGCGCGCACAATTTGATCGCTCAGCGCCTACTTAAGACGTGGCCGATGGGGGGGCAAAACGCTGGATCGATATGTGGCCGCTCGCCGCGGCGGCGATCGCCGTCGCGATCACGTTCGGCGCCTTGCAGGAGCAGGTCAGCCGGCTTCGCGCGGACGTCACCGACATCCAGGCCGTCAAGCCGGACGTGCTTAAAGACCAGATCGATAAGCAAAAACAGGCCGAGGATCGGTTCCAGGCGGACGTGAAGGACGCGCTGAAGAGCATCGATCAGGACATGCGCCGGATCGACCGCGACGTGGCCCGGATCATCGGCAGCCTGCATATCGACGAGGCCAAGCCATGAGGACGCAGCCGGTGGGCGGGGCGAACGACGATGATGCGACCATCGAGCAATTGGTCTCGCGATGGCGGAGATGCCGGCGGCGGCGTGAGAAGGATCGGATCTTCGCGGAATTATACCGCAAGGTGTTTGCCGCCGCGATGCGAACGTATCTGGCGACGGCCGGCGGCTTCACGGCGGATCGCGACGAGGTGGAGAGCGACGTGAATTATGCGATCTTCCGGGCGGCGACGGCGGCCCGCGAGGGGCAGCCGCTTTTGCCGCTGTTCCATCGCGCCAGTCGCAACGCCGCGCTCGATGCCAATCGGGGACGGGAGAGGCTGAGGCGATCCAATGGGCTGCCGGTCCTGCCGATCGAGGAAAATATTTTGGGGCTGGCCCATTGCCCCGATCTGATCGGCGCCCTCATCGTTAAGGAGGAGAGACGGCGGATCTGGCGGAAGATTCGGCGGCAACTCGATCGGCGCGGATGGCACGTATTGAAGAGGTGGATGCTGCTGGGGTGGAGCAAGGAGAGGATCGCCGAGAGTTTGAATCGGCGGTTCCCGCGCGGACGAAGATGGAAGCCGGCGGCCGTGAAACACCTGGTCTTTAGAGCGCGGAGCAAGTTGCGATTGAAGAAAAAAACGTCGAGCGCAAATTCGGGGCGTGGCTAAGAATCATTTTGCCCCGCGCGCAATACGGTTGATTTGAGCGATTTTTGTGAACGAATTTGGGGGCGCGATTTTTATTAAGGCGCATAGCGGGTCTGGGAGCGGTGGGGGAGGGCGATCGGGCGATCGGAGTCCCGAGGCTTTCTTTTCCGCAGGAACTGGAGGGATGCGTCGATTGGGGCCGGGCCGGGCCGGAAATCTGCCAAAGGCTGGAGATCCCGCTGCCTTCGATGGTCGATGGATCGTGGAACTTTTTCTAATCGGGGTGAAACGTGGCTAATCTGGTTCAGGGCGATCTGGTGGTGACTGGGAACCTGATCCCGGGCGGCTTGCAGGCGCCGGCGGGGTCTGTTTCGGCGTCCAATATCGGATCGCCGGCGGCGGGGCAGCCGGGGATCGCTTCATCCAAGCTCAATCACCGGGAACACCACTTTTACAATCAACCGAACACCACGATCGTCGCGGCGACGGTTCCCATCTTCATCACTTACGGAACCGCCGGAACGGTGGTGTCGTTCAAGGCCGGATCCATCGCGGTCTGCACCGGCGCGGCGACGGTGACCGTCGATCTTTATAAGAACGGGAGCAGCATCCTCAGCGCGCCGATCGCACTGAACTCCTCCTCGGTCGCGCGGGTGGCGCAGGCGGCGACGATCTCGACGCCGGCGACGGCTGTGGGCGACTGGTTTGACATCGTGGTCACCGCGACGGCTGGGGGCGGCACGATCGGGACCGGTCTCTATGTCGAAGCCATCATCGACGAAAACCCGAGCTAAAAAACCGCGGGCAAAACACCCGCAAAATAAAACCACCGCCCAAATCGCCTCGATCCTGGACGTAGACGCGGCCACGGTCCTGCGCTGGTGTGGCGAGGGGCTTCCTCATCAAAAATCCACGAACCGCAAAACGGGGAACCTCTACGACCTGGCGGAAGTGCGCGCCTGGATGGAGAGCAACCGGCGGAGCGGGGCGGTGGGGCGGCCGGCGGATGAAGGGACCGAAGACTTCGCCGCGTGGCACACGCTGAAAGAAAAAGCCCTGGCGCTGAGGCGCGTCAGGGAAAACGAAATCGCCGACGGCAAATGGATCGATCGGCAAGCCGAGGAACGGCGCGACGTTCAGAAACTGGCCGTCCTCCGCTCCAGCCTTTGCGGGATGGGAGCGACGATCTCGCCGCAGCTTGAGGGGCTGAACGCGGCCGAGAGGCAGGAACTTATCGACCGGAGCGTCGAAAACATCCTTCAACAATTGGCGGCGCCGTGAGCTCGATCTTCACCGAAGCCGAACGCAACGCCCTGCGCCCGCCGGAAAAACTCAAGGCCAGCGAATGGGCGGAGAAATATCGCATCCTTCCCGCCAGGGGAAACGCCGAGCCGGGGCGGCTCAATCTTGGGCGCACGCCATACATGCGCGAGATCCACGATTGCATCCACGAGCCGGGCGTGGAAGAGATCGTGTTTCTCAAATCCACGCAGGTCGGCGGTTCGACGCTCCTGGAAGATTTGATCGGCTACGCCGTGTGCAGCGATCCCGGGCCGATGATGCTCGTCCATCCCAATAAGGGGATGGCGAAAAAAATCGTCAAGCGCCGCATCCGACCGTTCATCAAAACCCAACCGCTGGCTTCGCACGTCTCGCGCCAATCTCACGACAGCACGCTGATCAGCATCGAGTTCGATTCCTGCCCGTTCGGCGTGGCCTGGGCGGGATCGCCAGCGGCATTGGCGGCGGACCCGATTCGATACCTCTTTCTGGATGAGGTGGACAAATATCCCAGGTCCACGGGGAAGGAAGCCGACCCGATCAGCCTGGCGCAGGAACGCACACGCACGTTTGGCTATCGGCGGAAGATCATCATCACCTCCACGCCGACGGTCAGGTCCGGGGCGATCTGGCGGGCTTGGGAGTCGGCGGCGGACAAGCGGCGATTTTATTGCCCGTGCCCACACTGCGGCCAATACCAGTTCCTGATCTTCGATCAGGTCAAATGGCCGAAGTCCGCGATCGCGGATGCCAACGCCGCGGCGGATGAGATTCAGCGGAAGGGGCTGGCCCGTTACGAGTGCGTTCACTGCAAAAAGTCGATCGAGGAATCGGATCGCCTGCGCATGGTGGGCAAAGGAAGATGGCTGAGCGAGGGGCAGACCATCGACAGAAACGGCGTGGTTGCCGGCGAGCGGCCGCGGGCCAAGCGGGTGGGATTCTGGATCAACTGCCTCTACTCGCCCTGGCTCACCTTCTCGGAAATCGCGGCGGAATTTTTGCGCAGCAAGGCCGACCCGATCCGGCTGCAAAATTTCAAGAATTCGTGGCTGGCCGAACCGTTCGAGGAGGTCGTGAAAGCTTCGCGGCTTTCGGACTTTCGCGAGCTGATGGTCGGAGCGCCGCCGGCGCTGATCGTGCCCAAATGGGGGGAATACATCGTTGCCTCCTGCGACGTGCAGAAACGCGAGCTGCATTGGATTGTCCGAGCCTGGGGGGCGGAATGGTGGTCACAGCTCATCACGCACGGGACGGCGTTCAGCTTCGACGAGCTTTATCGCACCGTCATGGAGACGCAATTCGTTCTGGCCGCGGGCGGATCGGCCCGGGCGCAAATGATGTGCATCGACACTCGCTACCGGCGCGACGAGGTTTACCAGTTCGCCAGGCGGGATGAGCGGATCTTCCCGGTCATGGGGGCGGACAAACAGACCATGACCGTTCAACGGTCCAACGCGGGGAAAAATTTCGGCGTGCAGCTCCACGTTCTCAATACGCAGCTTCTCAAGGACCGGCTGGCGGTGCTGCGCGGCAGCGGGCGGTGGCTGCTGAACGACAAGGTGGATGACGATTACCTGCGCCAGCTTGCCAGCGAACACAAGACGATCGTGAAGGGGGTGGAATGGTGGCAACCGAAGACCGCCAACGCGGCCAATCACCGCCTGGATGACGAGGTTTACAACGTGGCGGGGGCGGAAATCGCCCGCGTGGATTTGCTCGTCGCCGGCGAGGACCTGCCGCGATCGATCATCGCCGGAATCGGCGAGCATCGAGCCAATGGCAATGACGGACCTGGCGTGAGCGTGCCTGGCTCAGTCACGCCGGCGGAGTCACGGGAAACGACCGGCGAGGGCGGGATGTCGTAATTAACAGGGGCGAAGCGCGCCTGGGGCTGGCAACCGGGGGTCCAATGGCCTGTGACGAGTTCAGCGATGCGCAGATCCTTTCGGCCCTGCGCAAGGCCCTGTTCTTCTTCGCCGATGCCGGCAATGCCAACGAAGAATTCACCGTCGCGGGCCGGAGCTATCGCAAATCCGACGTCGAAAAAATCCAACGCATGATCGACCTGTACGAAAGCCGCGTGGCGGCGGCGTCTTCACCTTCGCTTGGAGGCGGGGGAATCCTGGTTCGCAAAAATGATCGCTGCGATGTCCAGCCTGGCTACGGGTTTCTGCCGTGAACAACAATCAAATGAACATCCTCGATCGGATGATCGCCTTCGTGAGCCCGACCTGGGCCTATCAGCGTGCGGTCTTCCGGCATGGGCTGCGCGCGGCCTACGGCGGGATGAATCCCGGCCGCATGGGCACGATCTGGGGGCAGTCGGAATCGCTTTCGGGTTTGCCTCACCTGAATTTGTGGGCACACCGGCAACTGCGCGATCGCGCACGCGGGCTTTGCGAGAACAACGCCTTCGCCGATTCGCTGGTGGAGATCGCCTGCCAGAACATCATCGGCAACGGGTTCTCACTTCAGATGCAATCGGCGGACGAGGGCTGGAACCGCAAGGCGGAAGATTTGATGAACGCCTGGTTCCCCGTGGCGGATTTCCACGGCCGGACCTGGGTCGAACACCAATACATGATGGCCCGCTGCCTGCTGCGCGACGGCGACTATGGAAAGATGCTCCTGAAGAAGGGGCAACTGGCGCTGGTGGAAGGCGATTACGTCTCTTCCCCGTACGACAAGCCGACGGCCTTCTTGCACGATGGCATTGAGCTGGATGATTTTTCCCGAGTGCTCAATTACTACGTAATGTCCTATGTCGATCTGAAGAATCGGAAGTGGACGGCGGTGAAGGAGAAGGACTTCATCTTCGTCGCCAACAAGAAGCGGGCCACGGATCAGCGCGGCGTCACTTCATTCTCCACCACGTTCGAACTGCACGACCAGCACAAGGACATCTGGGAATCGGTCGTCGCGGCGATGGACATCGCGGCGAGCATTTTGCTCGCCAAGCTCAAAAGCCCGACGGCGAAGATCCAGGGCCTGACCGCCAGCCGCGGCGGCGCCGGCGAACAGGGGATGAAGGAACTGAAGGTCAAGAAGGGGATGATCAATGCGATGGAGATCCCCGAAGACATCAAGCAGATCGATTCCAAGCAGCCGGGCGGGGATTTTTCACCGAACATCAAACTCCTCATGCGGCTGATGGCCCTGCCGTTCGGATTGGCGCTGGAATATGCGCTGATGGACTGGAGCGAGGTGTCAGGGCAAACCGCCAAGGCGGTGATGCTCGGATGCCAGCGGGCGTTTGAAAAAACGCAGAAGCTGCTGATCGACCGCGATCTTTCGCGCGTGACCAGGTGGCGCATTTCCAAATACATCAAGGAAGGCCTGCTGGAACCGCGGGCGGATGCGTTCGCCCACGAATGGCACGCCGAGCCGTGGCCGTTCCTGGATCGCGTGAAGGAACTGCAGGGCGCGGGGCTGGCGATCGACCTGGGGCTTTCCACCGAAGACCGCGAGAACAAGGCGCGCGGGCAGAACGGCAAGAAGATGCGCGTGGAACGCAGGCGCGAACTGGAAGAGAAACGCGCCGGCGGCATCCCCATCGTCCACATGACCCTCGTGCAGGAAATCGGCGTCAAGGCGCCGGCATCGGACCAGGAGCACGTGGGCACGCCCGATCCGGGCGGCGAACCGACCAATGAGGAGCTTACGCCGGAAGAGCTGGGCGAGAAACGGAACGCGGCATGAGCGATCAATTCCAACGTCAAAAACCGGAAGCGTTCGGCCGGGAAATCGTGCTGGCCAACGATCCGTTCGGAGCGTTTTGGAGGCCGCTAAGAAAATTGGCGATGGCGGCGCCGGCGGAGGTTCAAGGGTTCAAGGGTTCAAGAGATCAAGGCGCGGAAGCGAAGGCCGACGGCATCATCGTCACCGGAGAAAATGAGCCGGCGGCGGAGCCGTATCAGATGAACGGCTCAACCGCCGTCATCCCGATCCTGGGGCCAATAACCAAATACCCCAACTGGTTCGACGAAATGTGCGGCTGGACGTTCACCCTGCGCATCCAGGCGGCGATCGCCAAGGCGTTGGATGACGGCGCGGTGGAAAAAATAATTTTGCTGATCGATTCCCCCGGCGGGATGTTCGCCGGAACACCGGACCTGGGCGAGTTCATCGCCGAGGCGAAAAACCGCAAGCCCATCGTCGCTTATGTCTCCGACCTGTGCTGCTCTGGGGCCTACTGGCTGGCTTCGCAATGCACCGCGATCGTCGCCAACGAATCGGCATTCATCGGCTCCATCGGGGTTTACGCTGTCCTGGTGGACCAATCCAAGGTGGCGGAGAAATTCGGCGTGAGCCTCGTGCTGGTTTCCAACGGAGAATACAAGGGGATCAATGAACCGGGACTGCCGGTGGGGGAAAAAGCCGTCGCGGAAATGCAGCGGGTGGTCGATTCTTCCGCCCAACTTTTTCACGCGGCGGTGGGGCGCGGGCGACTTCTATCGCCGGATGTCGTAATTCAATTGGCGGACGGACGCGTGCATGTCGCCGGCGAGGCGTTGGGCCTGGGGCTCATCGATGCCATCGGCACGATGGATGCCGCGATCGATTTTGGGGGACAAGAAATGAGCACACCGATCACTGGGGGCGGCAAGCCCAATCCGAAGCAAACCAAAGCGGCCGACGCCGGGACCGAAGGAGCCGAGGGAGGGGAGAGCTCCTCGCCCGACGTGGCCGAGGTCTGCGGAAAAATCCTGGACGCGGTGAACGCGCTCACCGAAATGGTGAAAAAGATCGTTCCCGCCGACGGCGACAAAGGCAAGGACGCCGATGAGGGCGGCCCGGAAGATGCCGGCAGTAAAGCTCTCGCCGCCGATCGGGCCAGGCTCAAGGCGATCAACGACGCCTGCCCCGGCCGCGAGAAATTCGCCATGGAACAATTCTTGGCCGGCAAGACGGCCGTCGAGGCGCAAGCCGCGCTGGCGGGCGTGCTGGCCAAGGAACTGGAAGCCGCGCAGCGCAAGATCGCCGCCGGGGAAGACGGCGCGGATCCCATCAGTGGCGCGCAGATCGCCGGGGGCGGAGTGCGGGCCTTGACGGAGGCGGATGAAACCGACCCGGAGAAGATCTGGGCGAAGAACGTCAACGGCGTCCAGACCACCTACCGGAAGAACAAAAACTATTTTCTCGTCGCGTTCAAGAACGGCGTGACGCCGGCGCAGCTCAAGGCGAAGGCCGCCGAGGCGGCGTAGGGGTTCAAAAGTTCAAGGGTTCAAGGGTTCAAGAGCTCAAGGGTTTGACGGTTCTGAGGGGGAATTCTAATGGGGCAATTAACGGTACCGACTCCGCGGTCGTGGGACATCGATCCTGACACCAGCGAGACCGCGCAACCGCAGGCCGCGGAAAAGATCTACGAGGGATCAGCGCTCAGCGACAAATCCGGCCTGGGCAACGTGCGCCAGCTCGTGAAGACCGAGAACTTCGTCGGCTTCGCGATGCAGAGCAACGACAATTCCGCCGGCACGGACGGTTCGACCACGATCACCGTAAAGGACAAGGGGACGGTCAATCTCTCCGTCACCAGCGCCTCCACCGTCTCGATCGGCGCCAAGGTCTACGCGACGGACGGGAACACGTTCACGGCCGCGTCCACCAGCGCTGTGGCGATTGGCGCCATCCGGCGCAAGATTCCCGGCTCGACCACCTTCTGCAGCGTTCGCATCGCGGGCAAAGGCGTCCAGGCGGGATAAACAAAATTCAAGGGGCAAGGGGCAGGGGGATTCAGACCAAAAATCGCGCTGACAACTTGCACTGATTTTTCCGGGGGGAAAAATGGGCAGTTCATTTGATTATGTTTGGGTTCCGACGCTTCATGCCGCGTTCCTGACCGGCTACGAAGGCGAGGTCGCGGGCATCTGGGGCACGCCGCTCCTGCACGAGCTGACCGACACCGGCGAGTTCGTCAAGACCGCCGATCTGGGGACCGTCGGCGCCGTCCGGCAATTCGTCGGGCCGCGCGTGCAGACCAAGCCGCGCGTATACGTCCAGACGCAGCAGAACCTGCCGTTCGAGCTTTCGTTTCAGATCGATGTCGAGGACGTGAACCGCGACAAGATCGGGATCTGGGAAACCAAGGCCCGCGAGGTGGGCGCGAAATTCGCCGACCATCCGACCAAGCTGATGATCGCCCAGATCCTGGCCAACCCCAACTGCTTCGACGGCACGGCCTTCTTCGGCACGCACGCCAATGGCGGCAACGCGATCATCAACGACGTGAGCGCCACGCAGATCCCCGGCTTGGCCGCAAGCACGGCCGCGGCGCCGACGGCCGTGGAAATGGCCGTGATCGTCACGCAATTGCTCGGGTATTTCGCCAGCTTCGTCGATGAGGCGGGGGACCCGATCAACGGAACGGCCCGCGAATTTTTGTTCGCCACCAGCAACCCGGCCGTCGTGGCCGTGCTGGAAACCGTCTTCACCGCCATGCAATTGACGCAGGGCCAGACCAACCCGATCGTCGCCGGCTGGCGGCCCAAGGGATACAAGTTCGACGCGGTCCTGGACATCCGCCTGGGCGCGGCCAACGGCACCGTGTTCTACATGTTCCGGAAAGACTCCATCGTCAAACCCTTTATCTGGGCGGAAGAGCAGGCGATGCAGATGTCCTTCATCGGCGAAGGCTCCGAGATGGCGTTCCTCACCAACAAGTACGCGTGGGGCGGGAAAGCCGTGCGGTCGATCGGAACGGGCCGATACCAGCACGCCGTTCGGGCGACGTTGTCGTAAGCGACGGCTCAAGGGTTCAAAAGTTCAAGGGTTCAAGGGATTTTTCCATGGCCTCAAAACTTGTGACCAAAACGGCGGCGGAGCTTCGCAGGGAATACGAGGCCGCGGCGGAGAAGTGCGCGGCGATCGCGGTCGCGATCAAGAAGGCGGAGCCGGAACTTCAAAAGCGAGTGCAGGCGGAACTGGGGAGAATGGGCCTGGACCTGCAAGGCGCCAAAGACGCCAAGCGGAAATTGTGGACGGCCTGGGAACAGGCGCGAGACGCGGAAGGCGCGGCGATCGAGCCTCCGGCCTCCATCGCGCAAGGCCAACGGCTGATCGCGGGCGGGGCGGCGCAGTCGGCCGCGGCTTGAAGAAGAAAATTTGAACCGCGGGTTGCGCGGATGAGCACGGATCGCCAGAAGGCTCTATCCGTGAAATCCGCGTCATCCGTGGTTTCTTTTTTTTGGGGCAGAGAGATAAATGCTCGGCGGATTCGTCAACTCCGTTCCCCCCACGCGCAACGTCAACACCACCGCGCCGTTGACGGGAGGCTCGAACCTCTCGGGCGACGTCACCCTTTCAATCAGCACGTTTGGGGCGAGCGGCGCAAGCCACGCCGCGGGGGCCGTGCCCGACCCCGGCGCCTCGGCGGGGACGACGCATTATCTTCGCGAAGACGGCACCTGGTCAGTCCCGCCATCGGGCACCGGCGCGGTGAGCAGCGTGGGGCTTTCCGCGCCGTCGATTTTGAGCGTGGCCAATTCACCGATCACCGGGTCGGGGACGTTGACTCTGACCCTGGCGAATCAAAACGCCAATCTTTTCTTCGCCGGCCCGGCGAGCGGCGGGGCGGCGACGCCGACGTTTCGGGCGATAGCGGCCGGCGACGTGCCGACGCTGAACCAGAGCACAACCGGCACGGCGTCGAACATCACCGGCACTCTTGCCGTCGGCAACGGCGGCACGGGCGCGACCACGGCCGCGGCGGCGCTGAGCAATCTCGGCGGTCTAGCCCTGACCGGCGGCACGATGTCGGGCGAACTGCTGATCACCACTACTGAATCGCTCAGCAGCGGCAGGGCAAGCTCCCTTTCAATTAGCCCGACCCACGCGCAAACCGGCAGCGCCTCCAGCGCCGACATCCTCATCACCAGGACCGAAACGTCACTCGGCTCCGGCGGTCAAAGCTTCCTTGTGTGCAAGGTCGGATCGACTACCTATTTTGGCGTCGATCATGCCGGCAACATCTCCGCGGCGGTCGGCTCGGGAAGCATCAGCCTTCAAACCGCGAACTTCGGCGGCACGCTAGGAGTGACCGGAGCCGCCACGTTCGCGGGCGGCGTCACGCTGACGAGCGGCGGCGTTTTGAAATTAGCCACCGGCGGCATCTCATTCGACGGTTCGGCTGCGGCCACTATCACCGACGACGGGGCGGGGGAACTTACATTCGTCTTCGTTTCGCTGGCCTTCTGCGCTGCCGGCGAGATCGGATTTTACGGCGCGACGCCAACGGCCCAGCCTTCCGCCAGCGGTTCGACCGGAACGGCGGGAGGCTCATACACAGCCAACGAACAGAAGATGCTCCAGGCCGTATTTAACGCGCTCAAGGCGCTGGGGTTGATCCCTTCATAGCATGAGCGATCTTTCGACCATCTTCGGCTCGAACCTGCTGTGCTGGTGTCGCAACTGGTTCGGGGAAGACCCGCTTCCGACGATTTCCAGCACGATCTCCACTTCAAGGATCGATCCGACGCTTTTGAGCTGGCCGGACAAGACCTCCAACGCCATCAATCTGACCAGCTCGGATGCCAACCCGTGGTGCGTGTCTCTGTCCAAGGCGTTGCCTTATGCCGCGTTCGAGAACGGGGTCATCCCGGCGCTTTCGTTCACGATCCCCGATGGATTGCAGCCGGAGATTTTCACCACGCCCGGCGTCACGATCGGGATGATCGTCGATATTTCCACCTTGGTCGATGCCGACGTCGTCGAGGGCCGGAACGATGGATGCCTCTTCAATCTGCAACTGCTCGGCGGAACGAACAAATCGCTGACCTTTGGCTTCGATCCTTTGGGAAGCGGCAACCTTGGAGTGCAGATCGGGATTGACGCTAATAACCTTTCGGCGATCAAGCCCTCGTGCGGGACCTGCCTTCTGATGTTCTCCAATTCCGGGACCGGGAGCATCGACCTTTATTACAACGGCCAGCACTCATCGGTTGCTCTTGCGGACAGCGGCTCGCTTGCAACGATGGTTCTCTCCAGCGGAACGATCGGCGCGACCGCCTCGGGATCTCCGCTCAATCTGAAATTGCGGGAATTTTTCATCGCCAACACGGCGATCACCTCCGCGCAGGCGGCGGCGATCCTCGCTTATGTTTCGGCCCCGTCGAATCATCCGCTGGTTGATTATGGCGCGACGCCCGAAGCGGCCAGGCTGATCGTGTTGGGAGATTCGATCAGCGCCGACAATGGCACGAGTGGCCAGAACGGATACGTGGACAAGCTCGTCAACCGCCTGAACGTGACCACGCCGAATGCCTGCCGGCTTTTTAACTACTCCATAGGCGGGATCACTTCCACCCAGGTCCTGGCGGCCACTCCAGCCTGGCTGGCGAGCGGGATGGCGGGCATCCCCTCCGGCGCGCGGGCCGTCGCCCTGATCGAGGTGGGGACAAACGATCTGTTCCTGGCCAGCGGCAAGGTCAACACGGTCCTGAACAACCTCACCGCGATGGTGAGCCTGGCCAAAGCGGCGGGGGCGACGCCGATCGTGGTGAACATGCCGCCGCGAATCTCGAACTCGCCGCACAACACCGGCTATGCCGCCGATGCGGCGGCGGTGAATGCGCTGCTGGCGGAGTGCGGAGCGCCGGTCGTCGACGTCACGAAAATCTGGAATATCCAGCAGGTCAATTACGACAACTGCGCGGCCGGCAACACCAATCCGTGGGTGAACATCCATCCGAACGATCTGGGAAGCCAGGCCTGGGCGGACGTGGTCTATCCCGTGCTCGCGCCGTTGCTGGCCATGCCGAATACGCCGAGCGCTCAGATCGCGGTGTCATTTCCCGTGCGGAAGATCTCCGCTCTGAGTCCGGCACTGACGCCAGATGGCGTTTGGTCGAACATTCCGGGAGGGGGCTGACCCATGGCGGGCGAACTTAAAACCCAATTCCTCACCGGCCAGACGGTCTATGCGGTCGTGCTGAACGCCGCGGGGCAGGCGTGGAGGACGGATAGCCAGGTCTTCGAATCACCCGCCTCCGCCAATTGGGCACACTACCCCGTCGCGATGACCGAGCAATCCACCACGGGGCTTTACGAAGGCGCTTTCCCGGCCGCGATCGCGACGGCGGGGGCGTATCCGGTCCTGTTCCGCCAGCAGGCCGGCGGATCCCCCGCGGCGACGGACGTCAACGCCGGGATGATCGGCGGAACGGTGTACTGGACGGGAAGCGGCGAAGCGTTCCCCCTGGCCAGCTCCGCCGCGGCCGCGACGAACGTGCTGATGGCCGGGAGCAATCTGGACGCCAACGTCACCCAGTGGCTGGCGACGGCCGTGGGCCTGGCTTCCGGGCTGCCGAACGTCACGGCGGCGAACATGCTCTCCGCCGGGGCCATCGCCGCGGCAATCCAAAACCTCGGAGCGATCAGCTTCACCCTGGTCTCACCCATCATGCAAAACGGATCCATCAGCATCGTGGCCGGCGATGATTATTACAACGCCGACGGAAGGGCTCTCACCTGGACTTCTTCCGCCGGAGTATGGCCGAACCTCACCGGGGCGACGATTGCACTCACGGGCAATCTGTCACCGAGCATCCCGCCCAACGGCGGGAGCCGCTCGTACAACGTCGCCGGCGTCGTGTCCGCCGGCGGAACGGGGACTCAATCGGTGTACGTGGAACTGCCGAAGGCCACCACAATCGCCATGGCGGTCGGGGCGATGGCTTACGATTTCGCGCTGATCGCGACGTTGAGCGACGGGCATCTGGCCACGCTGGCGCAGGGGACGCTGACCGTGAAGGCGCAAAGTTAGGGTTCGAGAGTTCAAGGGTTCAAGGGTTTTTCTTCGCGCAACTTCGCGCTCTTCGCGTCTTCGCGGTGATCTTTATGGAAGGGTTCGACAGACAACTTCGCGCCGATGCCCACGCGGCGATCGAGGAGGCCGGGGAGTGGATTCAGTTCTTTCCCTGGCAACAGGCGCCGCTGCGAATCAAGGCGATCGTCGATCGGGAGCCGGCGTCGTCGCCGCGCGGGCTGAAAGGCGCATCGGTTTACAAGCACGAGATCCGCATCGAACGAAGCGAGTGCCATGGAGTCATGCAGATCAACCTGGGGAACGATTATGTGTCCTTCGCCGGACGGATCGGCGGACAGGTGGAGAAGTTCAAGGTGATGAAGGTGTTCGGGCCGCAGGATGCGGGCATGTGGCATCTCGGCGTGGGATGACGCCGGGAAGAACGGTAGAGCAGTGGATCGGTGGAACAGTAGAGGGACAGATGCCGGACGTCAGTTTTAGGTTCGATCAGATCCCGCGATTCGCCAGGGCGATGAGGTTCGCCTCGGAACCGGTCCTGGTGAGCAAGACCGCCGGGGCGCTGATCCGCATGGGGCGGGCGGACATCGAGAAGATGAAGACCGAGCAGCTCAGCGGCGGAAGGTTGAACGTCCGCTTCAAGGGGTTCCGCAACTCTTTCAAATCCAAACTTCTGCCCCAGGGCAAGGCGCAGAAAATCGATCAGCTGCAATTGTCAGAGTACACCGGGGCCAAGCCGTTCGGGATTTTTCAGACCGGGGGAATCATCTCGCCTTCGCGGCGCAAGGTCTTGACCGTGCTGGCGCCGGGCGGAAGGAACGCCGCCGGACGCAGGAAATTCCCCGCCAAGGATTCGCTCGATTCGATCCGGGCCAAGATCAAGTCCGGCGAGCTGGTGGTCATCCAGACCCGCGGGGGGGCGGTTGTGGCCACGCCCCAGTTCAAGGCCACCAAGCGCGGCACGATGCGGCGGACGAACAAGGTGACCGTCGTCGCCTTCCTCCGCCCCAGCGTCAATGAAAAACAGCGCATCGACTTTTTCGGAAACTTCGAGGCCAACGCTTCGGAACACGAACGCATCCTGGGCGAAGCGGCGGATGCGGCGATCGTGGAGACGGTGGAAAGAGAGTAGTGCAAGCGGCAAGTGCAAGTTGAGAGTTGCGGTTTAACTTGCACTGACAACTTGCACTTGGAATTTTTTCTCGGGGGGGCTCACGGTGCTTCCGGTCGTGGAACTCATCGCGCAGAACGTGCTGGCGACGGTGCAGGGGATCACCACGGCCGCGGGGTTCAATTACAACCTGACGGCGGCGCGGCATAAACGCACCGGGGACAAGCGGGAACATCTGCACGCCATCATCATCCAGAACGACCCCGAGGACGTGACCAAAACGCCCAACGTCAAGGAATGGCATCAGGTCTTCCGCGTCGGCGTGTACATCATGCCGGCGGAGGCGGACCCGACGCCGATCGACACTTACGTCAACCTGGTTCGGGCGGACATCGAGAAGGCGCTGATGGCCGACCGGTATCGCGGGAATAACGCGATCAACACCAAAATCCTCGATCCGAACACGGAGGAGGACGACGACTCCGTGACCACGCTTGTCGTAATTCATGCTGAGATCTACTACCGGACGGCCGAGATCGACCCGACCGTCAACGCAAAATAAAAGAGTTCAAGGGTTTAAGGGTTCAAGGGTTTGGGGGGAAAAATGCCGCTGATTAAATCGCTCCGCGTTTTGGCGGGGAAATTGGAAACGACGCCCGGAACCGGCGTGACTCTCACCACCGGCGTGGACGGGATCATCGACGCCTACGACGTCATGATCGACGGGGAGATGACGTACAACGAGCGCGTCGCGGCCGGGGCCTTCGGCCGGCAGACGGGAAACGTCGGCCTGCACGCCGGAAGCTTGAAATTCAAAGTGCCCGCCGTCGGCGGGGGAACGGCTGGGACCGCGCCGGCGTGGGCTTCGGTGTGCTTCGAATCGTGCGCCATGGCGCTCAGCGCGGGCACGTTCGCGCCCTTCTCAGCCTCCGCCACCCAGCAGGCCGCCACGTTTGGCGTGTATGAGAACGGGGCGATCAAGAAATTGTTCGGGGCCATGGGCACGTGGACGTTCAACGGCGAGGATGGCAAGACTCCCTACTTCGAGTTCGATTACAAGGGAGTGTGGCAGCCGCCGGTGGACGGGACCATGTTCACGCCGCAGTTCGGCACGGTCGTGCCCCAGGCGTTCGAGGGCGCGACCCTCAGCTTCGGCACGCTCACGCCGCGGCTGTCGAAAATCTCCATCGCCTATGGCGCCACGGTGGAGCTGAGGCAGGATGCCGGCAACGCCGGGGGATACGTCTCCGCCATCATCACCGGCCGCAAAACCACCGGGAAAATGGACCCCGAGATGACGCTGGTCGCGGCGTACGACCAGTTTGGGATCTGGATCGCCGGCACGCCCGGGGCGCTGTCGATCGCGTTCGGGGCGGCCGGGGCGGGAATGACCATCGCCGCGCCGGTCTGCCAGTACACCGGGATCAAAGAAGGGGACCGCAATGGAATCGTGACCAGCGACGGGGATTTCCAGTGCTGCCAGAACGGGAGCACGGTGGACTCCGAATTGACGATCGCGTTCTGAGCGTTCTCGTAAAAACTTTACCGCCAAGACGCGAAGGGCGCGAAGTCGCGCGAAGGGGGAAATCAAGATGCCCGTGGCGCTCGATCCGAATGAAACTTATTCCTACGTGATGTCCACCGATCGGCTGAAACCTGAAGCCGAGCGGCCGACGCTGATTTTTTATTTTCCCACCGGGCGGGAGACCAGGCAGATTGCGCTGGCGTTCGATGATGCGATGGCGAAATCCAGGAGCGTGGACGAGTGGATGGACATGCGCTTCGACGCCCTGCGGCCGATCCTGGCCGGGTGGAAGAATTTCCGCGATCGCAAGGGCAATCCGGTCCCGTTCGACCGCGACATGCTCGATACGGTTTTGAGCGACACGGACCTGACGGAATTGGAATCGCGGCTGCTCAAGGAGATGAGCTTCGAGGAACAGGCAAAAAAAAAATCCGCCTTCTCTGCGCTATCGAATTCGGCGGGCTGTGCTCCAAATGCCGCGGCGGGAAATGCCGGCCTCCAACCGCCGCCGAGCCGGTCGAAATCGAATGCGTCGTCTGCAACGGACAAGCCGGCGGCAGGTGCGAGTCATGCGGAGGAGCCGGGCATTACCGATTGACTGGTTGCCCGTGGGAATCGATCGACCGCGACACCTTGCGGCTGATGAAGTTTGTGCGTCTGGCCGAACGCCACCTGCCGATCGCGGGCGGAATGCTTGACCAGACGCAAAGTTTTTGTGAGGCGCTCGATTGGATCACGATCGAGCGGCGAAGGTGGAAAGCGGAGTTAGGAATTAAGTAAACCGCCAAGACGCCAAGGGCGCCAAGGCGCATCTGATTTCTTCTTGGCGATCTTGGCGTCTTGGCGGTTCGATTTTTATGGCCACCAAACAGCTTGAAATCCTCGTGACGGCACGCGACCAGGCCTCCGGGGTCTTCCGCGGCGTCGGCGACTCGGCGGACGGCCTGAGCGGCCGGCTGGGGAGCCTCAACGAGATCGCGGAGGCGGGGCACGGGCTGCATTCGATCCTCCGCCAGGCGCGCAACGTCGCCATCGCGTTTGAGGTCATCCCGGTCGGCGTCGATGCGGTAAAGGCCGCCTGGGCCACGCTGACCGGCAGCGCCGAAGAAGCGGCGACGGGGCAACGCAAACTCTTCGATGCCATAAAGGAATTCCCGCTGATCGGCAAGATCGTCGCCCCGGCGGCGGAATGGATCAGCTCAACCATCGCCCACGCCCTGGGGAGGGAATCCACCGCCGACATCGAAGCGGAGATGGCCAAGAAGAAGGCCATACTTGAGGACTTTGCGGCTGCATCGAAGAAGCTGAAGGAGGATCTGGCCAAGGAGGATGACAAGGTCGCGATGGCGGGGCTTTTCCCCTCCGATCAGCAGATTGCAAAAGCTCAAGCCGAATACGCCCATCAAATGCAGGAGGTCCATAACGCCAAGCGGGCGATTATCCTCGCCGCCGGCGAAGGCAAGGACGTGCGTGAGGCGATGGCCGAAGTGGAACGCGTCCAGGAGGATGCGGAGAAGGTCCGGCTGAACGAAATCCGCGAAGCGCATGCCAAGGAAATCGAGGAGGACGAGGCGTTCTCAAGCAAGCTGGTTCAATTGCAAAAGGCGCGTGAAGACTCCCTGGACGAATTGCAAAAACAGCAGGACCGCAAGTCGCTTGAGCAGCAGGGCCGAGGATTTGAAGCCAAGATCGCCGGCATCAACGACGCCGCCGATAAACAGATCGCCGCACTGAGGGCCGGCCTGCAAAAGCAAAAGGAGGAGACGCAGAAGCAAATCGAGCAGCTTCAGCCGATCGCGCAATCGGGAAGCCCCGACGCGGCCAAGGCGCAGCAGAAGATCGACAGCCTTTCCATCCATCAGGAAACCGCCGGCACGGAAGAGGCGATGCAAGAGAACCTGATCAGGCAAGGCGCGGCCAAGGATGCCCAGGCGGAACGTGATGCCGAATTGAAACGAACGCAGCTTGACCTGCTTCGGCAGCAGGCCGCCGAGGGGGACAAGGCCGCGGCGGCACAAGTCAGGCAGCAGGAGATCGCCGACGATCTCAAGCAGAAGCGGGCCGCGATCCTGTCCATCCTCCAGGATGGCACGGATGAGGAAAAAGCCGGCGCCCGAGAGGCGTTGAAGAGTCTGGACGCCCAGCAAGCCAAACTGAAAGCGCTGCAGTCGGCCAAGGACCAGGCCGCCGACGCGAAGGCCGATGCCAAGCTCGATCGGGAAATCGATCGCGATGCGCTGAAGGATCAGAAGGCCGAGGCGAAACAAGCGAAGAAGGACGAGGCGGTGGGGCCGGCCGATTTGGAGGCTTCTCAATTCCTCACCGGCGTCACCGCCAAAGCGCAGCAGCAGAAGGCGGAATACGATCCGATCATCCAGGCGCAGGACAAAACGACCGGGGCCGTGCAGAACCTCATCGAGGTGTTCAAGGAGTGGATGGGGATGGGGCAGAACCAGATCAGGGACGTGAAAGCGCTAACGTGAATGGATAATGGACAATTGAGAGTGGACAATTATCCACTGTCAATTCTCCATTGTCCATTTGCCGCCGGGGGGGCGGCATCATGGCGATCGCCACCGAACGATTTTCAAACGCCCTGGGCATCCGGGAGATTTCCGGGAACTGGACGGCCACGCGCGCCTGGGACGTGATCAATTTCACCACCAGCGACCCGATCGACGAAGCGATCACCGCGACCGGCGTCCTCATCGGCAGCGTTTATCCCAACACCAACAGCCTGGTGTGCCGGCAGATTGGAGTCACCGAAAACAAGCTGACCAAGATGGTGGTGACGGCCAACTATGGCATCAGCCAGATCGTCGCCAACGACCCCAACCCGCTGCTGCGGGCGCCGATGGTTTCGTTCCGGTGGGGCAAGGAATCCAAGCAGGTCGACACGGACATCAACGGCAACCCGATCCTGAACAGCGCGCTGGACGCGTTCAAAAGCAACCATTCCAAAAACTTTTCCGTGCGGTATCTGACCATCACCCGGTACGAAAGCGATTACAACGAATCGCTGGCGGCGTCTTACGTGGACACGATCAACAGCGATTCGGTGACGCTCCAGGGGATCACGCGCAATCCAGGCCAGGTCTATTGCCTGGGGATCGCGCCGGCGAGCGAGTACCAGGTCGGCTCGCCTTACGTGCGAATCTCCTACGCGTTCGCCATCGCATCGCCCAACAGCGGCGGGCTGACGGCGCTGCAGGTGCGGCATCCGTGGCAGTTCCGCGTGCTCGACCAGGGCCTGCGGGCGCAGTACCAGGACCCGAACAATTCCAACAAGAAGACGCTGGGGAATTTCTGGCTGGGGGGAAGCAACCCGCAGCAATGCACGCGCGACGTGCTGCTGAACGGCCAGGGCGTGCCGATCGACAGCACGATCATGCTGACGCAGGCGGGGATCGCGGCGGTGACGCAGACCCTGCAAAGCGGAGTGCTGAGCGATACGACGTCGGCGGCGGCGACGTTCTTGATCTACATGGATTACGCGGAGCAGGCGTTTTCGCCGCTCGGGCTCTCGTGAAATGAACAATTGACAATGGATAATGGACAATGACGGAATTCCAGATCACCGAAGAGTTTGTGAACGAGTTCAACCGGATCCGGGCCAAGCTGGACGGGATGAATGGGTTCGGCGTGAGCAACACGCTCACGTCCATCACCATCGGGGACAACACCGTCGGCGTGGATGTCTCGCCGCAACAGGGCGAGCTGCTGCTGGCGGCGATCATCGGCGCGGAATCGGGCGGCGGGTATTATCAGAGCTCGATCCTCTACGGCAACAGCAACGGCGGCAATGGGGGAAGCAACAGCAATCCGCCGGGATACGACACCTTCCAACTTCAGAGCCAGGTCAATCAAAGCGGCAGCGACGGACCGAAGCCCAAAACGAATCCCAACGGCAGCTGGGTCAACAATGCGCTGGTGGTGAACATGGCCGAGCCGTATGTCGGATGGCCAGCCGGCGGCGGCGGCGCCCCGGGCAGTCACATTCTCTGGGGCAATACCGCGGACGTCATTTACGTCATCGGGCGCGTGATGGGCCAAACGAAGGAGACGAAGCCGCGCACGATCATCTACGTGAACAACTGGCCGCTGTATCCGTGCATCGCCAAGATCACCGGCGTTTACCAGGGAACCTACGGCGGCGTTTACTATGGGCGAATCGCCCAGGGCCAATTCGCCAGCTCGGGGAACTTCGGATTCAACAATCTCCTCAGCACC